AGAGGTACACATGCAAGGCTGTGCTAATGATTTTGGCAAGCTGATCGGGAAAGTAGCTGTGCTACGCATGGCCTTTGGCTGCCCCGACGCAGTGCCAGCGCTTTCCGAGTGGAAGCGACTGGGCGCAATGACCACGAAAGGTTTCGATTACTCAATGAATACGGTCAGCTCTGAGGCTGATGATTCAAAGGGTCTGGTTGAGAACCTGGTCAACAACATGGATTTCACAATCTCTGGTGACGGCGAGTTCCGCAAGAACGATAAGTCTGTAGAGATTGGCGCGATCCACATGTCGAAATACATCTTCGATGAAGTTCAGGCTGGCCGTCAGCCAACCGTCTGGGTTCGTTTTGATTTCGCAGGGGAAGACGCTGGCACCTACATTATGGGGTATTTCAACACCACCTCTTGGTCAGGTGACTTCGGTACCAGTGATATTTCAACTTTCTCCGGTGAGTGGAAAGTCTATGATGCCGACACGGTTGTTTTTGAGATCGCTGGCGATGCGCTTGCCTTCACAACCAACCTTCCTTCAACGAAAACCGTTGCGACTGGCTCAGCGCTCAACATGAGCGTAGCCGTTACAGGCGGTACAGCTCCGTATACGTATGTCTGGAAAAAAGATGGCTCAGCAGTGAGCGGTCAGACTACAGCGACGTTCAACAAGGCGAGCGCAGTCTCGGGTGATGCTGGTTCATACACCTGCGAAGTTACCGACTCTGCCGGTACGCCAGTGAAAATCACTTCTAACGCCTGCGCTGTCACTGTCAGCTAATGGCTATTCCAAAGGGCAGCGTGCTGCCCTTGATAATAATCATTAAGGCAAGAGCATGATCCCTTTAACAGACATTGGTGAGGTTGTCCTTTCAAGCAGAAAGGATGGAGAGAATGAATACCTTCTAAGGCCATCATTCGCTGCAATGACCAGAATCGGAACGCCTGAAGAAATCGTTTCTGCATACGCCATCATACATGGCAGTGATGTGCAAAATCTGATTGCAGCATGCGCTTCTAATCTTGGGCGCTTTCCTGAATGGTTATCACCACAACTTTATCGTATGGCTGAAAAGGTCTTGTCTGTTTCCATGCAGGTGATTCAGGCGTGCTGTGATGATGATTTAACCCCGATGATTGGGGAGTGGAAAGGGTGGTCAAGATACATAGTTTATCGGCCCGGCGCGCTAAGCCGTAACGACATTATTGTCATCGCTCAACACCTAATGACCCATGGCGTTATTGGTAAAGCCAAAGTCAGGAAGCTGCAGCGGCATGAAACCAACTCGACCACAACAGCATTCAACGCCATTGAGTACATCAATGCTGCCCGCACCCATTTCGATATGACACGTGAAGACGCCGCCCACCTGACGATGACAGAGTTTGCGCTGCTTCTGAACGCTAAATATCCAGACCAGAAAGGGCTGACGAGAGAGGAATACGATGCAGTAATGGATGATGACGAGCGTCGCTGGCAGGAAAAAATGATGCGCGAACAGCAAGACCGGTTAATGAAGTAGTAGCTAACGTATCCATGGAGAATAGCAATGTCGGAAAATTTAGGTGGTATTGATATCACCATCGCATTGGATACCGCTCAACTTCTTGACGGTGCCAAGGATGTGCAGAACGCGCTGAGTCAGATCGACAGTTCAACAAAAAAGACTGGGCAAGAACTCGACGAGCTTGATAACAGCACGTCTCAAACTGGATCCGCGTTTACTGAGCTGGCCGGTTATGCCAACTCCATGGATAACCAACTGCGCAAACTGAACACCAACGTAAGCGGAATTGCCCGCGCGATGGAAGAGGCTCGCACTGGTACCGGCGGCGCGAGCAGTGAATTCAGCCGTGCCGAATCCATCATCGAGGCGCTGGGTAACCAGTTGGCTGTGCTGGACGAAGCGCAGGAGAATGGCGCGCGTAGTGCCGCAGTCCTGGCTGCACAATTGCGTGCAGGGTCGAAAGCCACCGACGAAGAGAAGCAGAAGATAGGCGAGCTTACTGGTCGCCTGTATGACATGAAGACTGGTGTTGAAAATGGCGCAAAAGGCACTGGTAGCTGGAAAACCAGCATGCAGCAGGCCGGGTACCAGGTTCAGGACTTCATCGTGCAGGTGCAGGGTGGGCAGTCTGCGCTGGTGGCGTTCGCTCAGCAGGGCTCGCAACTAGCTGGCGCATTCGGTCCTGGCGGTGCCGTGGTTGGCGCTATAATCGCCCTTGGTTCGGTACTGGCTGGTGTGCTTATCACTTCGCTTAATGGCGGAAAAAATGCCATGGACGCGCTGAAAGATGCAGCAGAAGCGATGGATAAGGTGATAACCATTTCCTCGCAAGGCGTGGCCGCGCTTTCAGACAAATATGCCGCCCTGGCGCGCGTAAATGCCGACGTGGCTACTTTGCTGCGAAATCAGGCGCTGCTCGAGTATAACCAGGCCATCTCAAAGATCCCGAAGGCCATTAGTGACGCGTCTGATGCTTTCATTACGTTAGGCGATCGCGCACTCGCGGCGGTTGGCGGCGCGTCTCCAAGCATCAAGAAATTCAACGATGAGCTTTCTGCGCTTGGTGTTACCACCACAGATTGGAGCCAGGCCATTCAACAGGCCAATAGTCAGGGGCAATATGCCTCTGGCATTGTTAACTCTTTATCTTCGACGGTCAGCACGCTTTCTTCCCGCCTCGGCATCAGCAAACAGTCAGCGTTTGATCTGGCAAGAGAGTTATCAGACCTGAGCAACAACCCGTCGCCGGAAGCACTCCAGGAACTGGCGAAAAAACTCCAGGAAATGCAGTCCTCATCTAAAGATGGGCAGTCAGCCATTGCTGAACTGGCAGGTAAACTTGTCGATCTGGCGAGAGAGGCGGCCAACGCGAAGATAAACGTCGACAGCCTGAACAAGTCCACCGACAACCTAACTGCCGGACAGAAGAACCTCATCAAGCAATCCGAGCGAAACCTTGCCCTTTCGAAACTGCAAGGTGAGGCCCGCGCGCGGCTGCAGGCGCAATACGCCGCTGAAGATGCCGGGTTTGCGAAGGATGATCCGCACGCCAAACAGATGGAAGATGATGCCGCTGCTACGTACAAAAATACGCAGGCGCAGAAGACGCTTCAGTCTGAGCAGAAAAAAGGAGCATCACAGGCAGAAACCATTGCTCAGAAACTGGCGAACCTAAAACAGCAGTCAGAACTCGCTGCCGATTCAACGAATAAGCTGAGCCGAGAGCAGGCTATTCTGAATGCGCAGCAGTCGCTCGGGAAAGGTGCCACCAAAGAGCAGATAGCACTTGCCGGTCAGTATGCTGCAGAGAAATGGGATACGGCCAATGCCATCAAGGCCGAGGCTGCCGCGCAAAAGCTTCTACCGGAAGCGCGCGAAAACGCCAGCTATAAGCAAGATGTTGATGACCTGAAAACCGCTTTGGCGGCCAAGAAGATTAGCCAGGAGCAGTACGACAAAACTGCTGAGCGGCTTGAGGCCAATCATCAGGCGAATTTGGCGAAGATACGAGCTCAAGAGGTTGTAACCCCGCAGCAGTCGGCTAAAGGTGAGGTAGATCCGGTTCAGAGGCTTGCTAACCAGCACGCTCAGGAGCTGGCGTTAATCCAGCAGTTTGAAAGCCAGAAGGGGCAGTTAACCCAGAGAGGGCTCGAACTGACGAATGCGGCCAACAGGAAGTATGAGCAGGAGAGGATTGCAGCTCAATGGGAGATATTCAGAAACCAAAACGCAGGGACGGAAGCGCTAGCTGCTTCAATCGACGCGCTGGCAGGAAATGCTTCCAACGCATTAACGGGAATTATCACCGGTAGCATGACGGCCAGTGATGCAATGCGCTCTCTTGGTAGCACGGTTCTTAACAGCCTGGTTAATACCTTCGTGCAAATGGGGGTTGAGTGGGTCAAATCGGCAATTATGGGATCGGCGGCTCAGACCTCTGCCATCGGAACCGTAACGGCAGTTCAGACTGCAGCGACTGGTGTTCAGACGGCGACGAGTGTTGCTGCAGCTGGGACAGTAGCGGCGGCATGGACCCCGGCGGCGATCCTTTCCTCAATAGCCTCAATGGGTACGGCTGCAGCGATCGGTCTCGGCGCGGTGGCGGGCGTTATTGGCGCTAATCTGCTCGGCAAGCGCAAGAATGGCGGCCCGGTGAGTGCAGGCGGAATGTACCAAGTCGGCGAAGGCGGAATGCCGGAGATTTACCAGGCCAGTACCGGAAAGCAGTACATGATACCGGGCGACAACGGCAAGGTGATCAGCAATAAGGATATGCAAGGCAGCGGAGGAATAAACGTTGTTTTAAACGTTCAGAACTATAACGGTTCATCAGTGGATGCGCAGGCAAGCTCTGATGGCAGTGGAGGTCTTACCATCGATATGGTCATAGCCGATCTAAATAATGGTGGGCCAATGAGCCAGGGGATAACCACCAACTTCAACGTCAAACGCACGCCAAGGGGGCAGGGCTGATGCCAATTATCGACTATCCCGACTGGCTGCCGCTGGCGCAGAAGGCCAGCAAAAACATGACGCTCGATACCGGGTTCCAGACCGATCAGCCAGCGGTCGGCCCGGCTATCTTCCAGAACCTTACTGACGACCTGAAAGTTACCTGGTCACTGACATGGGTTTTCACGCTGGACCAGGAGCGCGCTTTCCAGCAGTGGCTGCGCAGCCCGAATTATCTCAACCGGGGCCTGAACTGGTTCCGGATGAATATCAATCTGGGCGGCAGCGGCCTGCAGCTGCAGCAGCTTCACTTCACGCAGATGCCGGTGCAAACCAGCATCGATGGCGGGTCGGTGACCTGGACGGGGACAGTTATCGCGAACCACCTCTATAACGCCGACGACGAGTTCGACGACATCATTGTTGAACTGCCGCCGCCGTGGGATTCGTGGCTGGATATCGTGGTTACAGGTTATCCGGACGGGCGTGACCCGGAATCGCTGCCGAGGGTTCCCTGATGCCATCTTTTCGCCAATATAAGCAGCAGCGCCCGACGCGCGGGCTGTACGATACCATCACGTTCTACCATCCATCCTTTGGCTACGTCCGCCTGGTCGACAAGCAGTTCTTTGCGAAGACGCTAGGCGGCCAGACGTACACGCCAGCGCGCTTTGAAATCGAAGAGAGTCAGCAGAGCGGCACGCCGGTAATCGACGCGACGGTGAAGCTTGGGCGGCTGTCGTCGGATATCAAAGCGCTGATAAAACAGTGGAAGGGTGCGGCCAGGCTGACTGCCATCACGGCCACGCGGCAGATATTCGACAGCGGCGATGTGTCGGTGCCGATTAAGTCCTGGCAGCTTTACGTCAAGACGGTGGACATCGACGTCGATTCAGCGTCGGTAACCCTTTCTGTCACCAACCCGCTGAACAACAACATCGGAAGGCTTTATGACCCAACGGAATACACCGGACTGCAGTACCTCTGATTTCATCAGCAGGATGATCGGCGTGCCGTGGGCTAACCGTGCCTGCTCGTTCGATAAGGTCGATTGCTGGGGATTATGCGTACTGTATTACCGGCACGTTCTCGGCATTGAGCTGCACCAGACGCCGGACTACGAAGCCGGTGAGGACTTCTTTACCTGCTATCAGGGGGATGTGGTTTTCTGGCGACAGCTTGATAAACCGGTGAAGGGCGGGATATTCGTCGGGTACCGCGGCACGCAACCGGCGCATGTTGGCCTGGTGCTGAACCGGATGGCGCTGCACTCGCGCGGCGAGAACGGAAGCGTACGCATGGACTCGTTGCTGGTCATTCAGCGGGCATTTACAAAGGTGGAGTATTTTTCGTATGGCGTTGATTGAACTCCAGCGTTTCCCGGGAACGCCAAAAGAACGCTACAGGGTGCCAAATGGCACCCTTTTTTATGACTGGCTGGCGGCCAATGACGCTACCTTTCACCGCGATCTGCTGATCGTCCGCAACGGCGTTAAATTGGGCGACGATGACGAGCTGGCGTTTGAACTGAGCGAGCTGGACCACGTTCAGATTTTCGACCAGCCGAAGGGTATTGTCGGCGACATCCTCAGCCCGATCTTCAAAGTGGTTGGTCAGGTATTCTCGTTCCTGGCACCGAAGCCGGCGATCGCCAACACTGGTGGAAACTCTGTCGACTCGCCGAATAATAGCCTGACAGGCCAGACAAACACCGCGCGCGTTTACAAGGCAAAGCCGGACATCTACGGCCAGATTCGTTCGTTTCCGGACCTGATCCAGGAATCGGTTTTCGAATACGTTCACCAGACGTCTACGGATGGCGGCCTGAAGTACGTTACTGAGTGGATGTGTATCGGGATCGGTAAATACGATTACGAGTCCGTGCGCTACTCAGAATCGAGCCTGGGCTCACTGGCTGGCGCTGAATTCCAGTTCTATCCGCCTGGTGTGGTCATCCCCCAGATCGTCGAGGGATATGGCTTTGATGACGTAGACGGACAGGAGGTTCCCGGGCAGAACGAGGCCAGCGATTTTCCGGTAGAGAGCGCCACCGCAACGAATGTGGTCAGCGGGACGTATTCCGGCGGCCAGATTGCGATGAAAATCAAAAAGCAGTCCGAGTTCGATTACTTTATGGGCCTGGTATTGCCGCATGCGGTGACCTTCACCATCAACGTGACATACAGCACTGCGTCAGGCAACGTTACTACCGATGCGACATTCTCCGGCACGCTGATCTCCGCCGTTGAAACGAACGACGGCTCCGTGGTTAACCCGGTGCGCTGGTACACGTTTACGATGAACCAGCTGGAGGGTCCGCAGGATATCCCGGCAAATGCCATGATCAACACTACGAAGTTCATCCTCAACGACAATGAGGCACTGGTAGTGGGCCCGTTCTTCTCCCCGGTCGAGTCGACGCAGCTGTGGCTGCACACGCAATCCAGCCTGGGCGGGAAGAAAGAGACGAACTGGAAAGTTGTCATCTGGAAAATCGACGACGACTACAACCAGGTGCCGGGAACGCAGCAGACCTTCACGTACAGGCAGACGACGCCGCACCAGTCGACCAGTGAGGTTTTCTACCGCACCGACAAAATCACGCCGACCGGTGGCTTCGGGAAGTACGCGGTAAGCTTCCAGCGCACGGATAACTCTGGCGACGCGTCACTGCTGAAGGTCGAAGAGATCCACAGCATCAACATCCGGACGAATGTCGTTCACCCGACAGACACGCTGGTGCGGGTAAAGGTGAGGGCGACAGAGAACGCCCTGGGCAGCCGGGAGCGCAAATACAACGCGCTGGTGACCCGCCACACCATCACGTACAACCTGGACACGCAGACGGTGGATTACACGCTGCGTCCGTCGCGCTCATTCGCTGATGCAGTGGCGCATACCTGGCTCATTATGGGCGAGCAGCCGGTAAGCAGCATTGACCTCTACGGGCTGTATTCGATTGCCGAAAGCCTGCCTGACGAGCGTCTGGGTTACTTCGACTACACGTTTGACGATGAGAATGACTCTCTCGGTGACCGCGTGCAGGCGATCTGCAATGCGGCTTCAGTGGTGGCTTACTGGGATGACGGCGTGCTGACGTTTACCCGTGATCAGAAAGTTGACTACCCAGCGGCAGTTTTCAACCGGGCCAACATGAAGACGGACGAGTACAAAATGACGTACGAGGCCACACTTCCAGGCGGTTATGACGGCGTGCAGGTGTCCTACGTTCACCCGACCACGAACAACAAGACGTACATCAACTACCGCGTGCTGAACGGCGCTATCGTCGAGCAGGAAGCTGAGAACCCGAACAAGCTGGAGATCGTCGGCTTTCGTAACGAGTACCAGGCGCGTGAGCGCGCGCTGCGCGAAACTAAGCGCCTAATCTACTCGCGCGTGAAGATGAACGCAAAAGTGTTCGAAGACGGCATTATTCAGGTCGGCAGCGTCATTCAGATGCCAGACATCTACGACAGCAACCAGCAGCAAGGATACCTGAAAGGTCGAACTGGTAATTATTTCGATACCAGCGAGTCGATTAGTTTCTCAGGAGAGATGTTTGTGCTGGTGACTGACAGCCTAGGAAATCCGACACTGCGCTATCCAGCCTCGCCTCGACCTGATACTAGTTATGGATTTATCGCTTCCGTTCCAGATATAGACCTAAATTTCTGGGATGGGGATGAAGTGCAGCTCCCGTCGCGCTATCTCATCGCGACAGTGGAGGAGCTGGACAGTCAGCTATGGACGGTCAACAGCATCAAACCGAACACCGATAACACGGTATCTCTGACCGTCGCGGAATACAGCGACGCCATCTATCAATAAGAACCGTCCCGACCAACCAGACCCGGCCACCGCGCCGGGTTTTTTTATGGAATAAATATGGCTACGCAACCAACTCAAGACGCAGTACCAAGTGAATCTCCTCGCGACCTTAAGTTCAACGCAGGGAAAATTGACGAGTTCGTCACTTCGATGGGATGGACCTACACTGATCGCTTTGGTCAGAAGCACTACACCATCGAGGGCATCAATTACCTCGCGCAGCAGGCCATGAACGCCTTCGGTTACGTTATCCTTACCGGGAAAACATTCACCACCGGCGCGACAATCAACAACCCTAATGAGGTGCTGCTGAACACCGCCGACGGCGAATATTACAAATGGACTGGTTCGTTTGCATCCGGCCCGAAAGTTGTTCCGGCCAACTCAACGCCGGCCAGCACTGGCGGTATTGCGCCTGGTGCATGGATAGGGGTTGGTGATTCCTCGTTGCGTGCTGCGCTCGCTGCACTAAGCGGCGCTGGGCTTATTGGTTTTGATTATAATGTTGCTTATGCCGCAGGTACGGTTGGTTCAAATCTCAAAAATGTAATTGCCAAAGGAATCTCTGTTGCTGATTTGCCAGCGGCCAGCGATTCAATAATGGGGCACGCTTATAACGTTAATGGGCAAACATTGTGGGCAGATACTGACGCGTTTGGATTAAAGTATAACAAAATTGGCATGCTTATGCGGCATCTGGCCATGATTGGGCAGGGTGGTTCTCGCGAATACGCGCGCTGGGCTGATCAGATAATTTACGAAGATAATTTTACAAATTTATCAGGGTGGACAGGGCTTACATCTACAGCAATGCAGGTTTCCGCTAACAAGGTGTATGGTAATGGTCAAGGCGGTAACTCAGGGATGTCACATTCGCTAAACGCAGGAACTACAGGTAAGTTCAGAATGCGCTGTTTAGTAAATTATGTGAGCACAGGAGCGTCATATAGCGGTGGGGTGTTTGTAGGTATTAATAGTGGTGCAGTTGGTGCTTACCCAGCAACTGGGTTGGCAGATGCCTTTGGTATATATTTTACCTATAATGGCATTCAGCAAATGCTAAACGGTACAGCATCAAACTTAACCAATACAACTCCTGCTACGCCAGGCCTGTATGAAGTTACACTTATCGCGGACGATAAATATATATCTGTTGCGGTTCATAATACCAATGAAGCTTTTGGGTACGAGTATGTTGCGCGACAGCTTCGAACCTCAAAGTCATGCAACAACATCGTGTTATTTAACTCTGACGCCAGACAGTTAACTGGTAGCAGCATTCAATCTCTTTGCTTGGGTGTCGGCTCAAATGCAACTGTAAAGAGCAATTATGAGGGGAACTACCCCTCTATCGTGTGGACCGGTGATGGTACAAATGATTTTCGTATCGTAACACCAGTTGGATATGATAGCCGCAAACCAAGACCTGCAGTTATACTATTCCACGGCAATGGTACGAATGAAAGATCATGGGCTACTAACGCCAATTACGATAAAATTAGCAAAGCGTTTGTTGCTGACGGATTTATCGTAATTAGTGCTGCTGTAAGTGGTAGTTATTCCACATGGGGTAATACTTCCGCTCAGGCGTGTTATTATTCTGCGTATAGGACTTTATTACAAAATTACAATATCAGCGCGTTCAGCGTGTTCGCTAACTCTATGGGTGGTATTGAGTTCTTTAATACATTGGCAAGTGAGAACCTGGGTGTGCCGTGTTGCTTTGTTGGTACATCACCTACTGCTAACTTGCTGTCGTGTTACAATAGTTCTACTTTAACTGCTTCTATTAAAACGGCATATGGTATTTCCAGTGATGGTAGCGATTATGCAACTAAAACGGCAGGGTTCGACCCGGTGTTAAAAAGATCTGATGAGTTTATTGGAATTCCTCAGCTATGGCTTTCAGCAAGT